AACCCTTGGGGTGACTTTTCTTTTTACCCGGGTCGGGTTGGCCTTGCCCCACAAGGGTTGTCTTGGAATGAAAGTAACCTTGTTTCCAAGAATCCCGGCAAAACTTAAGCTACGATGGCTGACTTAGCTGATGGCACTAATTGGTCAAAAGTCTACGATCAAAAATTGATTCCGATGGCGCAGTTTGTAACAAGTGCTGATGCTATCGTACCAACAACAACTGTAGCAACCCCCGGTAAATAGTCAGGAGGCATTCTATGAGTGGCACACAGGACAGTGATAAGGCAGATAAGACATTAGAAGACGTCATTACTCTATTAGGTATTACTCCTACCGATAGTGAAAAAGAACGACTAACACTATATATTGATCATGCGGAGCAAGCCATTGTTTTGTATCTTGGCCGTTCGATTAGAATTTCAGGCTTGCCATCAGGATTAGACTACATTGTAGAAAATTTGGCTGTAACTAAGTTCAATAAATTCCACAACGAAGGTGAAAAGTCTCACAGTGAAGAAGGGCTGTCTTTCCAGTTCAACGTTAACGATTTGGCACCCTACTATCCAGATCTTCAAGCTTGGATTGATGGTCAATCTAATACAACGCGCAGTGCTACTGCGATTAGCTGGTGATGACATGCGTTATCAAGATAAGGTTTATTTATTGACTAAGCTTATTGATGAAGACCCCGACGGCCTTAATCATCAAGTTAGCTATCGAAGCCAAGTAGTGCCAGCTAATGTTCAACAGGTCAACTTAACATTTGCCCCAAATGGCATGGTGTACAATGCAACGGTTGTTCGTGTTTATGGACGTTATCAGGCCGATGCGATTGGCTTTGATGGTGAATACGTTGAAGGTGATAGGAGTACAGTGCATGAGATTCAAAAAGTTAGTCAGCATGATAAGCAAATGGCATTCTACATTATTCATAATGAGGTGATACTACATGGCGAATAACTATGACAAAATACCTGTCGTTACGTTTTCAATTGACGTTGATTATTTTAACCAATTATTTGAGACTGCAAGAGGGCTTGCACGCAACGGTATGCCAGAGGCCATGGAAGAAGCCAATAAGGAATATCGACGAGCCGTTGCACTTAGCAAAGCATTTATCAAGAATGCTGGCGCACGCGAGCAAGAGGCTGCACAAGGCTTAGAGCGCACTCAAGTTGGACATGGTAAGTCTGGTTACGAGCCAACGGGGACCTTGCAAGGAATGCTAGAAATCAAGATTAGTGACGATGGTAAGTCAGTATCTGTTATGCCAATGGCAACAGTCGCAGATCAGAAACGAGCATTGGCAGCCATTGCTGGTAGTGGTAGTAAGAAACCACTAACTAGTCAAGATGGCGTTGATTATTATGGTGTCTATGTAGAATATGGCACTTATAGAATGGCTGCCGAACCGTTTATGAAGCCAACCGGTGAGAAAATCGCAATGAGGCTTGATAATGAATTTGAACGCATTATGCGTTTGGCAGTGTTGGGGAGTGATTAATATGTCACCTGAAGAAGATTTGCTATTAAGCGTTAAACAATGTCTGCGAGCATTGAACGTTCCGGTATACGACTTCGGCCAGCAACGGCCAACTAAGTTTCCACAGGTAGTTGTCAGCTTGCAGAATGAGCAAGAGCAAACTGATATTAAAGTTTTGGATTATTTTTTGGGCACTGTGGCTGTCGATGTCTATACTGATGTAGCTAATGTTGGTCAAGCATACGCATTAGGCCGTCAAGTTGCCAATGCTATGCAACGATTGAAATTAGCAGAATGGCCATCTAAGTATGACAGCTCGTCAATGCGTAAATTAAATGATAACAGTTTAGAAGGCCGGCCGTTAACTCGGTTGGCTTATTTATTTGATATTTTTGTCTATGGAAAGTGAGGAAACACTATATGGCTGGATTAAAGCTACAAACAAAGAGTGCTGACAAAATTTTATACGGGATCAAATTCCCATGGGATGATACAGCAACTCTGATTCAAATGTTGGGATTACAAGCTGCATCTAGTACAACTAATACGCGTGCTAGTTCAGCAGTCAACCTAAAGCAGGGCGTTTTGCATACGTCTGGTTCACGATCAGAAACATTTGTCGTTGATTCGTATTGGACAATCGGTGACAAGATTCATGATGGAATTAAAAGAGCAGTTGTACAAGATGCGGCAGTCGGCATTTGGCGTATGGATTTCAACGAAGCAACTTTGGACGCTCAAGGAAACGTTGTGTCTGTGCCTGCTGAATTTGGTATGGCTAAGCCTAATGGATTGCCAGAAACCGAAGCAGTTAACAACTTGTTACATGCTAATATCACTTACAATATCGATGGTAATACGCAAGATGGTGTATTAAATGTGGCTGAACTTGACCCACAACTATTAGCTGACGGGTTAAAGATGTTTGACTTCGCTCACAATACTGATATTGGTGGCAGCACAGCAACAGCCCCCGTCGCTGGTCCTACTACTACCCCACAAACTGGGAAATAATGGAGGAAATTTAGACAATGGAAAATTTAATGATTGATGGCACTACTTGTACTCCTAAACTTAACTATGCTTTCGCTAACCAAGTAAAGAAAGAACTCAGTGAAAACGGTCGTGATGGCTTTGATGTCCTTGTTGATGGCTTATTAGACGAAGACCCGGATCAAATTGTGAATGCCTACTATTACGCATTAGCTTACTTCAAGCGTTCACAGCCTAGTCGTGACAAAGTAGTAGAAGCGCTTGAAGACACTATCTTTGCTGACGATGATAAGACTAACGCCGCTTATTCTGACATCATTCAATCTTTACACGCTGATAATTTTTTAGCGCGGAAGCTTACCAGTTTTGTCAAAGGATACAACAAAATTCTGGATATCATGCAGAAGAAGCTGGAATCGGAAAAAGAGGGCAGCGACCAATACAATCAGGATCAGTTGGGTATGGAACAACTTCAAGCACAACTGGACAAGCTGAAAAAAGTTCTGCAACCTGGTACACCGCAATCAGCTACGCCAGAAGCGCAGGCTTAACTCCGGAACAATTAGAACAATTAACGCCAGCTGAGTTTAAAGCTGTTTGGCATGGCTATCAGGTTAACATGCTTAATCAGCAACGCGAGCAAATGCACGCTCGTCTAATGCCACAAGCAACTTATGGGGTTGAACTCAGTCAACCGTTAGGCGAAGTTGTAGAACGGTCCGATGAACAAATTGCAAATGAAATTAGCAAATTAACTGATTATCGAACTGTTGAAGAACGACAACCTGATACGCCTCAAATGGCTATGTATCGAAGACTAATGGAAGCAAAAGTTGACAGAGAGGAGGCCAATTAATGAGTGCAGTTGTTGAAAAGACATTTGTGTGGAAGTTTATGGATCAGATTAGCCAAGGGGTTGCTAATGCGCGCCAAGCAATGGACGAAGCGGTTCATGCTGCTGCTAGTATGGGATCTAAAGTTAGTGAGAGCGGCGAAAAGTGGCACAATTATGCTTCCAAGCAGAAGGAAGCGATGGACGAAGCCAAAGCTAACTTTAATGAGTATAAAGACCAAGTCGCTAATTCAAGCAATTCAATCCGTGAAAAGATCAGTGGCCTAATTGACCGTCTTAAAGAAATTCCACATGATGTTGTGACGACATTAAAGTCTAAAATCAACGATGAAAATATTGGTATCTTCTCACGCAAAGTGCGGGACGTTCCTAAGGAGCGCTCCGTGTTTTTGCGTGCTAAAGATAACTTCACCGATATTTTTAAGCATCTAAGCGAGCGAATTAAGCAAATTCCCAAGGAACATTCATTGCTGCTAAAAGTAAAAGATAGCTTCAGTAATGGGTTTAAAAAGTTTAACGAGAGCGCTAAGAAAACACGTGAGAACGGCCACCGTTTGCGTGACATTATCGAAGGAACATTTGTTGGTAATGCACTGTACAGCGCTTATGACAAAGTTAAAGATGGTATTGTTGAAGCAACTAAAGCCGGCTATGATTTTGACAAAGAACAGCAGGTTATGTTGCAAACATGGACAACTTTAACTGGGTCAGCTGACCAAGCCAAAGGTATGGTCAGCACAATCAATGATTTAAGCAAGAAAACTGGTCAAGCTAGTGGTCTAGTTAACGAGCTAGAACAAGGATTCTATCATTTACACTCCAGTAAGTCTGAAGCCGATGATTTG